TGAGCAAAGCGGTATTGTCGGTGCCGGGCAAATCCGGCCCTTGAATCTTGTCGTTGGCAGTCGGCGCAATCGTCACCAGGACGGTGCCAAAGGCGCCACCGTTGGCGATGACGCAATTGACCGGCGTAGCCACTGCGGGCAATGTGATCGTCTTGGCATCGGTCGTCACCCAGAACAGCTTGCCGTTGTCTTGGATATCCAGCGTCTTGTTGTCGGCGATTGCTTCGCGCACGCTGTAGGCTGCCCACGGATCGACCAGCACGCCAGCGTTGAATTCCACAATTACGGTGGCGGTCGTGACGTAGCGCTTGACAAAGCCGATAAACACGCCGCCAACCGGCGACATAACAAATGTGTCGTCATCGGTGGCATAGACCGGCTGGCCAATGTCGGTAATGACAGCGCCAGTAACTGCCAGTTGAATCTCGCCTTTCTTGACGACTTCGACATTGATGGCGGCGGCAGCGCCGGCAGAGTTATCCGCCTTGGCAACGGCAAAGCCGCCAAACTTGTCGGCAGAGGTCAGCGGCTGGGCGTGGCCAGTGGCGGCCACGATACCAACGGCGGCACCTTCGTAAATGATGTCCTTTGCGATGACCGGGAAGTGATTGCGCTCGCCAAGTTCATAGGCGCGCGGCTTATTGGCTGCAAGAGTAGTCATGATTCAGTCCTTATTTGCTGAGAATCTTCACTTGACCGGCGGCCTGCGCAGTGGCGAAGGCTTTGTAGGTCTCGAAATTGCCGGAGAATTCGGCGCGCAGGCCGGCATCCTTGTCCCATTCGGCCTTGATGCGCTCGTCGAAGGGCAGATCGGCGGCGGCCGGTTTGTCTTCGGGCGCGGCGGCATGTGGCAGCGCGGCGGGCGCATCGGCGGCCAGAGCATCGGCACGCTTGGCGCGCGTGGCGCGCTCGGCATTCAGGACTTGAATCGCCGCTTCAGCGCCGGTAGTCTTGCCGTCGAATTTCAGGGTATTGATCAGGGCTTCGTGACCGGCCAGGGCTTGCGCCTCAACGTCACGGATGCGCCGGCGAGTTTGCCCTGCGCCTCGCCTTCGGCGACAAGCGCTTGGGCGATTTCGGGATGTTCTTCCCGGAGGGTTTTCAGATCCATCGTCTTTCCTTTCTTTGGATCGGTTGCGGACGCCTCGGAAGCCGAGGCAGTGATTCCTGGCGGCAGCGCCGCCTGGCGTTTTTGCGGCCACTCGCCCGACTGCATGCGGGCAAGCGTTTCATCCAGTCCGGCGATGCGATCCACCAGCCCGGCGCGCATCGCGTCACGGGCAAGGAATACGCGACCATCGGCCATGTCGGACAAAACCTTTTCAGCATCGACGCCGCGGTTTTCGGCCACGGCATCGACAAAAATGGAATAAAGGGAATCAACCTGCCCCTGAATTTCGGCGCGGCCTTCTTCGGTCAGCGGCGCATAGCTCGAAGCAATGCGTTTATATTTGCCGGCGGTGATTTCCGTGGTCTTGATGCCTTCTTTGGCCTCAGACCCGGAAACGTCGCGATGCGCGGCCACGACGCCAATGGAGCCGACCTGCGTGGTGTCCGAACTGGCGATAACTTCGTGCGCCGCCGAGCCGATCCAGTATGCCGCCGATGCCATGACGCCATCGGCCAGCGCCACAACGGGCTTTTGCGTTGCCGCCTGCCGCACGGCGGCGGCCATAGCTTGCGTGCCGTCGACTGTTCCACCGGGGGAGTCAATCAAAAGGAGGATGGATTTGACGGAGGTGTCGACGGCCGCAGACTTGAGGTCACGCGCAGCGATTTCCATCGACGTGCCGCCGGAAATCTGCGTGAACATGTTCATTTTCTTGGCCAGCACGCCAGAGACCGGCAGCACGGCAACGCCATCCTGCACGGTGTAGCCTTTCTGCTCATTGGCCAGCGTTTTGCCGATGCGGGCTTCGACGCTGGCAATGTCGATCTTTTCGCCGCGCAGATGCGTGGCATAGATCGCCTGCAGATCGATCAGCTTTTGCGGCTGGATAGCCCATGGGCTGTTCAGGATGTTGAGTATTTTCATGAGCGACTATCTTCCACAGTTCGCTGTCTCAGTTTTACGTGGAAATGAGACGAGATCACGGCTGCGCCCCATCCGATGGATAGACGCGCTGCACTGGCGAGACTTGCTCTTGTTCAAGCCCGTCTGCACGGCGGGCAGCGGTTTCGCGCACGCGCTGGCGGTGCTTGGTCTTCCAGCTCACGCCGTCATGCAGGATCGATTCCGCCGCAATGGTGGAAATACCGAGCGCAATGCGCTCTTTGGCGGCATCCACTTCCTTGAGCGGATCGATGCTGCCAGGGCCGTCGCCTGTCCACACGGCAGCGCACCAGGCGGCACGCACCACGGGATCGGTAAAGAAGCCGGGCGCGGCAATGCGGCCGGTGGCGACGGCTTCTTCCAGCCACAATTCATAGATCGGCTGACAGAAGTTGGTGGCCATCCAGTCACGGCGGCCACGGAAAAAGCGCCAGGCATCGAGCAATGCAGCGCGGGCCGCAGAGTAGCTGGCGGTGAAGTGCTTGACCAGCACTTCAAAAGGCAGTTCCAGACCAACGCCGATCTGACGCAGAACGGCCTGCACGAAGGGGTCGAAGGACGTATTCGGGCGCTTCAGGTCGGGCGTGATGATGTCTTCACCGGGCAGCAGATTGACCGCCTTGCCGGGAGAATCAAGCGCGGCCGTGCCGATGCTGCCATCCCATTTCATGGCGCCCTTGAGGTAGGCGTCACGTGATCCATCGCTGGAAAAGAGCGACTCGAACGACTCGGCATCCATTTTGACGAAGACGGCGAAGGCCGCCGACAGCACGGCGGCGGAAATCTCCGCTTCGGAATATCGCGTCAGTTGCTTCAACGGCTCAATGACGGCAGCCAGGTACGGCACGCCGCGCACTTGCCCAGGCCGGCGGCGGTCAAACAGATGGATGACATTGCGCCGGCCAGTGGCAGCGCCAAAGAACGGCACGCGATCCCAGGCTTGGCCGCTGCGGGCATACATCGCGCCCGGATGGCGGCGAGCAATGTGACAGGCCAGCGGCGAACCGCTGGCGGTGGTTTCGATACCGTCGGTGATTTTGTCGGTGTTGGCGCTGTAGCCAGGATTGCAGACGCGATCCGCCTCGATCAGTTGAATGGCAAGACGATAGGGCGAATCCGGACGCGCCACGGCAGGCGTGATGGCAAATACATCGCCGGATTCCAGCGCCGAGCGGAAGGCCAGCGATTGCAGGCCATAAAGGTTTTGTGTACTGGTGGCGTCGCATCGGTGCGTTTCCGCCCACAGGCGCCACTCGCGCAAGACATGATCCTGCCAGTCGGCGGTTTCTTCTTCGGAAAGCCCAAGGAAATCAGCATCCGGCGTCGGCTCCAGCGACAATCCGGTACCGATTACATTGGTGACGACCGTATTGATGGCGCCGCCAGCAAGTGGCGAACGGCGCGCCAGGTCGCGGCTGTACCCGCGCAAATCAACCAGATCGGGCGAAATATCGCCGGCCGCATCGGAAACTCCGGGATTCCAGTTACGCAAGGCAGAGCGTCCGCCACTGCTGCCGCCGAAATAGCCGCCAGCTACAGCCAGAGCCACACGCCCCTGCAGGCGACGCATCGCCCACTTGGGCGAAAGCGCGCCAATGGCACGGTCGAGCAGGTTCATTTCCGGCGCTTTCATGTCACCAGCCCGGACTGACGGTGACGGCGCGGCCACGCGAAGCGGATGCCGACAGCGATTGCACGCGGCTGTTCCAGATATTGATACCGCGCTGAATCAGATCGAGATTGGCGCGCGTCAGCGTAGTTCCGTCAATGCTGACGGCCTGCCCTGCCAGCACCTTGACCTCAGCGGCCAGATATTCGGAAAGACGGGCTTCAGCTTGTGCAAGGGTGATTCCAGCCATGAGCGCTCCTGTTTGATGCGCTCATCTTCCACAATTTGGTGTCTCAGTTTTACGTGGAAATGAGACGAAAATCATTTTTTCAAATACCGATACAGCGTCGCCCGGCTGACACCGTGCCGCTTGGTGATGCGCTCGACCGGCTCGCCGCCGAGATATTCCCGCACAACAACTTCCTTCTTCTCCACACTCCGGTGGCGCGGCCGCGTGCTGATTTCGCAGCGCGCGCCGTGGTATTGCTGCCTAAATGATGCCTCAACCTGCAGCGCAATTGCCTCGGTCAGCGTCCCTTCCCGCTGCGCCGCATCGACCAGCCGCGTAATCAGTTCGCGCACCAGATCGACTTGCATCAGCCTCGGCTCCATTCATCAAGAGAAATCTTTCCTGCGGATGCAGTCAGTGGAACGCCGCCATGCAGCCGCAGCGCGGCATGGGCATAAACGAAGCAATCGAGCGCTTCATTGCGCGGCCGGGTCTGCACCCATTCGGCGTATGGCCGGGTGCCGCGAATCTTGGTGACCAACTTTTCGGCGGTAAGCTGGGCGAAATACTCGTCGTCAAAGGCCGGATCATTCGGGAAATGCACATATCCAGCGCCAGGCTTGATGATCTTGAGGCGAGAAAACAGCAGCGCTTTGGCCTGATCAACGCCGACCATGTGCACGGTGACGCCTTTCTTGCGCTGTCGGCGCAGGCGCTGGCGGCGGGCGCGCTCATCTTCGACCAGCGGGCGGCCAGGGCCGGGAACGCCCTTGACGGCGTAGGCATAGCGCAGTTTGCTGACAAATTCATAGACCATGGTGGTGTTGTAGCCAGAATCGACGGCCAGCGCGTCTGGTGCGTAGTGTGATAACTCTTCCAGAAAGCGCGACCATGTTTCCGGCTGGGCGGTATCGCCTGGAACGATGAGGTGATCCATCACCCAGGCCTCCTCACCAACCTGCCAGCCGATGATGGTGCATTCAATGCGGTCTTTCTGCACGTCGGCGCCGGCCGTCTTGATGAGCGGACGCGGCATTTCCTCGTAATCTTCCAGCCGCGCCATCAGGCCGGTTGGTTCGATTTCGTCGCCTTGTTCGACCCACGGTTCGCCCAGGTGCGTGTTGACGAAGGTGCGCAGGGTTCCCGGTGATTTGACGGCATCTTGCCATTCGCGCGCCAGATCGAGCCACGACGGCCCAAGGCCGACCGGCGCCAGCAGCGCGGTCAGGTGATAGCCGCGAATGTGGCGCTCCGGGTGCGTGGCGATCCAGCGCCCTCCGGCCAGCAGCGCAGGCTTTTGATGTTCGGCGATTTCGCGCTGGCAGGCGCTGCAGACATACCAGGCCGACAGGATGTTGTCTTCGACCTTCGACCATTTGACGCCGTGCGCCACCTCGGGGCCGCCCCATTCCAGCGGCTGCATCGTTCCACAATGCGGGCACGGCACATGGTAGCGGCGCTGATCTGATTTGAGCCATTCACGCTCGATCAGCGATTCCCCGGATACCGTCGGCGTCGAAATCAGCATGCGACGGGCGCGGGCAAAGGCTTTGGTGCGACCGGCCGCCAGTTTGACGGGATCACCTTCGCTGCCAACTTCAGGCGGGAAGCGGTCGAGGTCATCCAGGATGACAATGCGCACCGAGCGCTGGGCGTAGCTGTTGGGCGAATTGCCGCCGGAGAGAAACAGCACGCCGCCAGGGAAGTCGATCATGTCTTGCCGGTTGGCGGCATCCCGGCTGCGGTTGCCGCCAAGCAGATCCCGGATGACCGGAGTGTCGGTCAGCAGCGGGTTGAATTTTTGCGCCTTCCACGAATCGCGCGAATCGATGGTCGGCATCAGCACCATCATCGGCGTTGGCGCGTGATCCATGATGTAACCGATGACGTTGACCGTCGCCTCAGTGACGCCCACCTGCGAAGATTTCATCACCACCACGTCTTGTACGCGGCTGTTAGTCGAGAAACAGTTCTGGATTTCCTCCAGAAACGGCGTGCGGCGGGTGCGCCATGGCCCGCGTTCGCCGGATTGCTTGCCGGTCAGCACACGATGCCCGTCCGCCCATTCCGTCACCGACAGCGGCCGGCGCGGCGACATGGCGCTCCAGGCGACGGTCAAGCAGTGGGCGAGTTTGTCGCTCATCCCGGCCGCCTTTCGTGCCGGAAAGCAAACCAGCGGCGCAGGGCATAGCTGCGCACCAGGCTAATTAGGGTGAAATATCCGCCAATGGCCAAATTATCGGACAGCGGCAGATGCACGCCAAATAGAGGCAAAATGGCAATCTGACTGGCCACCGCCACGCCATAGCCAATAGCAACGTTTGCTACGGATTCGACGGCGGATTGCGCGCGGGTCTGTGTCATTCGCCAAACTCCCCGCCAATATGGAGCGCAAGGGTCGGTGACGCACCGCCGCTGTGCGGCTGGTCGCCGCCATCGCCTGCTTCTTGCGCTTTTACTTGGAGCGTGCAGGTCGGAGTCGCACCGCCCAGCGCCGGGGGGTGCCCGGCGTCCTGCTCTTTTGCACGCGAAACCTTTTCGCCGCGATACATGCCGGCGCCCATGTCC